CAGCTCTTATATTGAGTACGGTTACTTCATATATTGGCGCAACCATAAATCCATCAATTACCACAGTCAACACTGGTGGCAATTTATTACCATCAATAATTGGACTTTATGTAGCACCTGTTTTAACAGCATCAACATCAAGTTCTCCTGTGGTTATGTATGGCACCAGTATTAATGCTAGTAGAGGATATCCAGGTGATACTAGTACAAACGCTATTAACACATTGGTAGGAGCAGCAATATCTACCGGGCATGTAGTATCAAGCGGCACCTATTCTACTAATATATTGTACGGATTGAATAATTCGGTAGGAATTTCAGGCGGAACGTTAACAACAGGGTATGCTAATTATAATGTTATGTTAGTTAGCAGTACAAGTAGATCGACCATTAGTAATCTGTACAATATGTATGGCAATCTATCAATGTATGCAGGAAACTATACAACTGTAACCAATTATTATGGGCTATACTTAGCAAATACATTACTATCATCTACTGGTACAATAACTAATAATTATGGTATATATTCTGCCGATGCTAGCGCATCTAATTATTTGTTTGGAAAAACATTTATATCAACGTCGACTATCTCAATTGGTACTACAACAGGTGCTTTGGTAGTAACAGGTGGAGTTGGTGTCGGTGATAGTGTATATGTTGGTAATAGAGTAGGTTGGGTAGCAACCGCTACTAACGTAAGTGCAGTGTATCAGTTCTACAATACTCTTACTAACTCACTTGATACAATTTTTGGATAATTTGTTATTTCATGATTAATAAATATACTATTCACTATTAGTAAAAACATCACTATCCAATAATCAATAATTCATGCCAATTAGTTTATCTAACACAGGAACACTAACAGTCAATGCTGGACCTGCCTTTGGCGGTACTATTGATGAAATATTTTTAAATGGTGGAAGTGTAGCCATAAACGGTACCTCGGGAGATTATCTAGTTATTCCAAATACTAGTTCTAAATTAGATGCCACTGGTGATTTTACATTTGAAACATTTATATATTGGGTATCAATGCCTGCCACTGGTTCTAATAATATTTTTGGCAATAGCGGTGTTGCTTCTACTTATCAATTATATGCCATATCAGTTGCGGCAAACACGTGGAAATTTAAAATTAGCGTAGTAGGTTATGGCGATGTATTGACTGGAGATACTATACTTTATGCCGGACAATGGTATCATCTTGCACATACACGCACAGGTGGCATAAACAGGTTATTTGTAAATGGTGTATTGCAATCTTCCACATACTCTGATGCTACATCAAGACCGTATGGATCAAATTCAGCATTTGTGGGACAAAATAGTAATTGTTTTATAAGCAATTTAAGATTTGTAAGAGGTACCTCGTTATATACACAAACATTTAATCCACCTGCTGCTCCATTAAATGCCTATTCCACAAATACTTCTGTGTTGTTAAACACTAATTTTTGGGATTCTTACAGGGATTCGGGTAGTAGCTCTACTTTTATTACATCCGCCGGAACAACATCACCAAGTTCGCTCACACCATTTAATAATCGATCTTGGAGTGGATATTTTAATAGTACCACTGATTATATAACTTATACAGATAATAACAATTTTGGAACAAGTGACTTCACTGTTGAATTTTGGTATTACGCATTTATAGATACGCTTAATCTTATTATGGCTTCTGCGTCCACAAATAATTGGAATATTTTGACTTATGCAGGTCAACTTTATTGGCAAGAAAATGGTAGTAATTTAGGTGGGGTAGGATACGGCTCTCCTCCGACTAATCAGTGGGTACACATAGCTGCATCACGCACTGGTGGTTTCCTCAATTTGTATATAAATGGAGCTAGAGTTCTCAATGCTTCGAATTCGTACAATTATTCTGGCACCGGCCTTGGTAGATCATTTGGTAACTCCAGCGGTGGTACTCAAGGTGCTACGTTAATGTCAAATGTTCGATTTATTAAGGGCAGAGGAATTTATTCAGGAGCGTCGATAACTCCGCCGACCGCACCATTGACTGCTTCCACTGACACAACATTATTGACACTTCAAAATAGTACGTTTAAAGATAATTCATTATATAGTAATGCTTTTACATTAACTGGATCTCCTACAATCACTAGTTCTAATCCTTTTGCTAGTAATGTATCAACGTTGGGAACTTTTTCAGGATCTTATAGTGTATATTTAAATGGTAGCAGCTATTTACAAACCTCGACATTTGATGCTACATTTACTGGAAATTTTACTTTTGAATGTTGGGCATATGTAATCGCATACGGAGGCACATCGTCATTTTTTACTATTGGAAACGAAACATCTGGTAGATACTATTTTGCACTAACTGCCAGTGGTGGGCAACTCTGGTCTAACCAATACGGTGGCGCAGACTTCACATGGGGTACTTCTACTTCTGTTCCGTTAAATGCGTGGACTCATGTGGCATGGGTTAGGGTTGGCACAACTGTAACTGCATACGTTAACGGCGGTGCCGTAGGGACTCAAACTATTTCAGGAACAGTGGGTAATGTTGGTCCTGTTACCATAGGCGCCACGCCAGACGGCTCTAATTTGCGGACCGGCTATATGAGTAATGTTAGACTAGTAAGGGCTGCTTTATATACTAGCACATTTACGCCATCAACTGTACCATTGGTAGCTTCTGCTGTTACGACATTGTTAACACTTCAAAATAGTAAGTTTAAAGATAATTCATTTAACAATAATTCTTTTGCATTAACTGGTACTCCTACACTAGTTCACTCAAATCCTTTTTCTAGTACTACATCTACGCTAGGAACGTTATCAGGATCTTCTTCTATTGTTCAAAGAATAACTAGTTCAACACTACAAGTATCTAGCGGTATAGATGAAGTATTCTTATCTAGCAATAGTGTAAAATTTAATGGCACCACTGATTATTTGTCATTATCTACCAATTCGGGTGTATTCAATTTTGGTACAGGTGATTTTACTATTGAAACATGGATATATCCCACTAGACTTTCGGGCTACCAACAACTGGCAGGTGCGACTAATAGTGCCAATGGTGCCGGCTTGTATCTACAAGGTTCTACTGTCCTAGTTTATGCTACAGGTAATGTTGCTGCTACCCCGTCAAGTAGTGTTGTATTAAGTGTATGGCAACATATTGCAGCAGTGAGAGTGTCGGGTGTATTAAACATTTATATCAATGGAGTTTTACAAGGTACTCAAGCGTTCACTAACAATCTTACTACAAATAATGGAGTTATTGGGGCCAATACCAGCGGCTCCAGTGAATTTTATCAAGGTTACATCTCGAACCTTAGAGTTGTTAAATCCGCGGTATATACTGGTGCCTTTACTCCACCTGCTGCTCCTCCTTTGCCAGCTACTAATCTTTCATTTTTGTTGAATGTACAAACTAGTACAAATAGAATTAGTGATGCTACTAGTTATAATAACAGTATAACACGAGTAGGAACACCTGCAGTTTCAACTACAGGACCATTTCCTAATGTAGCACATCGATTGAATAAAACTGGTAGTATACAAGTATCCAGCTATTTTAATGAACTACCACCCACTGGCAGTATAAGTTTTAATGGTACTACTGATTACCTGACCTTTCCTAGTAATGCTGCATTAGCATTTGGAGCTGGAGACTTTACAGTAGAGTGCTGGATTTATTTAAACGCAGTACCTTCTGGTTCCCCAGAAATTTTTAATGCAGGGGATTTCCATCTTAACTTTAGATCTAGCGCAAATATTGCTATAACCAATAATGGTTCGGTATTATCAAATCTATCAAATACAATATCAACTGGTGTATGGACTCATGTTGCAGCAGTTCGTGCCTCTGGTAATATGACAATATATTTAAATGGTGTTGCCAATACCGTTGCAACTGGACAAACATACAGTTTTGTTCAGGGCACAGGTCAAATTGGAACAGGAAATGGGGCATCAGGCCCTTTCTTAAATGCCTACATTTCCAATCTAAGAGTATTAAACGGTACAGCTTTATATACCGGCAACTTTCTTGTACCTACTGCTCCATTATCATTGCCTGCCGTTGGTTACACTTCGCTATTATTGTCTACTCCGTACATACCGCCAACTACAAGCACCTCTGCGTTTGTTGATTACAGCATTAATCCCAATGTTATTACTAAAAATGGATCACCAACAAGTATAGCAGCCAATCCTTTTAAAATATAAATAATACACTATGGCAAAACTTCAAGACGGAACAAGAATATACGGATCGGGCACAGTTGATACCACACTGCTGGTAAGTGGAGGAATTCAACTTGGTGCCAGTACATCTATATTGGCTCCTATTCAATTATCAACTGGTACCTTATTGGCTACCACAGCAACAGGAGCAGTAGAATATGATGGTAGTAATATCTACGCAACTGTTGATTTAACCAGCGGTCGTGGATCTATACCTGTTACTCAAACATTTAGATTGCCTGCAGCAGGCGCAACTATATCAGGCATTGCTAATTATTTTGGATCAGCAGCTACTAATATCACATTATTACCTTATGCCATCTATGAGATTGAGATTATTTTGTATTATTTAAAAACTACTGCTGGCACAGTTACTTGGACATTGACCAATTCGGCTACTCCAACCAATCAAAACATATATTACGAAATGTCTCCGGCTACTGGAATTGTCGCTCCTCCTGGTACAACTAGTACAATGCTTGTTGGACAGGCAATCAATCAAACAGCGACATATTCATTTGCAACGCCATCATTGACTACTGGTGTTAATCATTATGCTAAATTTGTAATTTGGTTAGCCAACGGAACAGGCACCAGTTTAAAGATACAAGCAACATGCTCTGCTGGTACAATTACTCCCGGCATTGGTAGTATATGGTACTGTAAGAGATTGCCCACTGGTAACGTAGCAACATATGCTGCTTAATTAAGCAGATCTAATAGTAATTCTAATTTAGCTCGTATTACACGATTAGTAAAACTATTCTTTACACCTTTGTGTAATGGCTTTGGCCAAAGATCAAAGCTACACCAAGCGTATCCCGAATGTTCATCATTCAATGTGGGAATAAATTCTTTATCAATTATCAATACATAAGTATTATATTGGAAATTTTGATCATTACTTGTAAATAATTCTAATGGAACTATTTTTTTTATAGTTGGAGTCTTGCCAACTTCTTCAGAGATTTCTCTAGTTAATGCTTCTACAGCAGTGGAATCTGATGGTTCTTTACGACCACCAACCAATCCCCAAGTGCCAGCGGTTTTTCCGTGAGTGCGCAATAGTAGTAGAAATCGTTTGGTATCTTTGGCTAAAAATAATCCACCACTACAGATTATTTGCTCTGTTAAAGTATCAGTCTCCATTTGGCCTTTTCATAAACTCCCTCAAAGCTCTTGCTCCAGGAATTATCTTCCCACTTGTATTGTATACCTGTATATGAATTAGTTATGTATGTCACATCGACAACAGTCTCTGAATTGAAAATTATATTCCAATTTGAACCATCCCACTCTATAATATCATTGGCATTGGCACTAAATCCATCACCGTTACTTTGTTGCCAAGCAACTGGTCCATCATTACGTGTACTGTGAATGTTTTCTAATATTAAATATCGGGTACCAGCAACAGGCGTATCGGGGTTAAATGTTTCGGGATTAATAATAGCATCAATTGTTCCGCGCAATCCTATAATGGTATTGGCAGGAACAGTATCGGTATCAAATGTTAAAATCATTCTTTTTTCATCTAGTGGATCTAGGCTCATAAACGCAACAATTTCTTGGCCGTTAGGTTTGGTTAGACGAAGTTGACTGTACCCTACTCTAAATTTACTTGGATATAGATCTAGTATCTTCTTCCATGAAGTAAAAGATTCAACTGTATTGGTAGCCGATACTTGAGAAAAAGTTGTTTCTGGAATCAATGTGGCAACATTGTCTAATACCAGTAAATCGTAGTTACCTGGCGTTACCACAGTTTGAAAAAGTTCAGCTCCAATAGATTCTAACACTGTGTTCTCATCGAATGTCGCGCCATTTACCGTTCCTTGAGTAGTAGAAAAAGCACTTGTGATAATTTTAGTAATAATTCCTAACTGTTTAACTTTGGCAGGCGGCGAAATCCACATGGGAGTTTCAAATATCATGTTTAATATATCAATATTTTGTTCTACTCCTTGCGGAATTTGTCGGCTGGTCCATATTTGTGATTTAAGCGTAAGTACACTTATACTGGTCCAGTCGATGTAATTGTCAGTAGTTTGTAATTCTAAACTTGGATTAAACAAGTAAGACAGTTG